TATTTCTCCGTTATTTTCCAGCCGTGAGTATTTCCTGTAAACACAATCGTGAATGCAGCTCCATCTGTTGAAACTGTTCCGTTTGCTGTTGCTCCAAATATTTTTTTACCATTTGGATTTATTGTTAACGCGTTAGTGCCAAAATTATCTGCAACATCCATAAAAGAAATTTCATCTCCAACAGTTGGAGCTGAAGGTAATGTTACTGTAATTGTGTTACTTGAAGTATCTATAAATAATTTTTGTCCACTAAACGCATTTGCTGTTCCTGATGTTATCGCTGATGATGCCCATCCTGAACTTGTTGTTTGTAGTGGATACCAATTCGTTCCATCTGTTGCTAAAAGAACTTTACCACCAGGAGCAATAGTAAAAGTATTTCCTGATGAACCCAATCTCATTGTTATAGTACCGTTTACAGTACCTTCGTTTATAATAAGCTGTACTCTTTCCACAGCAATTGTTTGAATAATAAAAGCTGAGTTGTGACCGTGAAACCTTATGGCTGCTTGTCTGACCTCGTTGTTTGCAGCAGTTACAGGTCCATTACTTGATGTTAACGTAACTGGACTTGATGCCGAACCTAAATTTTTTGAATAAACACCAGATATTGCTTCCTCGAAGGTATTATTAAAACTGTTGTTTGTAGTAGTACCCCAAGAGTTTGCCTGCTCTCCACTACCTATTAGTTCTATTTTTAATCTAGTTGAAT